ATTCACTGCCAGAGCAAAGTTAGCCGCAACAACAAGTCTTACGGCTGGTGCTGCTGAGATGATTATTGCTCCAGATGGCACAGCAACTCTTGCAGACTCTTTTGATGTGTTACCAGATGCACTGGAGACAGAAGTTGATAGTGGACTTCAAGGCAGAGATGAAGCCTTTCGTAGACTCAGAAATAAATTAAGAATGGGAGTTGAAGGCACGGCTGTAGGGGTGGGCTTTGAAGCTTTGTTCCCGGCTCTTGGAGTTACAACCAGGGCTGTAAGTATGGTTCCAGGCGTACCAGCAGCCGCTCGAGCTTTCAGTGCAGGCTTTGATTATCTGGGGGGCAAACTATCTGGAGCCTTTGACGGGAGTGTGGGTAAATACTTCACATCAACAGGTGAGACACCAAGAAATATCTTTGAAGATTTAAGAACAATAGACAACGTAACAGATCAAGAGGCACAGACTGCTGCAAATCTTTTCGCATCATTCGACAGAGAAGCTCGTAAAGTTGTGAAAGGTCAGAAGCTCTTTGGTCGCGGCAAGGAGGGAGTGCAAAAAGCTTATGATGATTTGCTGTCTTTTCTTGAGGGTGATGTAAAGGCTCTTGATGACTACGGAAAAAATGTGGTGGCTGCTGCCAACAAGATGCGTAATCAGGTTGATGAGTTGACAGACAGAGGTATCAAAGAGTTAGAGGACTCTGTCACCGCTGGAACTGTCAACAAAGACTTGGCAGATGCTACAATAAAAGAGATGGAACACAATCGTGGTTCTTACTTGCGTAGACTATACGAGGGTGCATTTGACCCTGAGACAGTCTCCATGAAACAAGTTGAAAAAAAGCCAGCTTACAAAAAATCTGTGGATCAACTTGCAAAAGCAATGCAAAGCTCAGATAAAAGTCTGAAAACACAGGACGCTGTCAGCGAAGCTGAATTTCAAATAAAACAGTTCCTTACCAAGGCTACTATCGATGAAAGATTAGATAAAAAAGTTGCCATGAAATTCATGTCAAATTCTTTGACAAATGGTAGGAACGCAGTAGGTGAAAGACCTCTGTACCAGGTTTCAGAGGAGATGTTTACAAAACGAGCTAAGTTTTTAGATAGAGCACCCGCCTTGCGTGAGCTTTTGAATGAGGTTCGAGAACCAAAAGAACTGTACATTAGAACTGTATCAGATCTATCCAAATTCAGTACAACCAATAAGTTTCTTCGTGAATTTGCTCAAACAGAAAGAGTTTCTTTTGACGATGCGATTGATCTTTTCAATGCCGGATCAAGACCCTTAGTGATCTCAGGTGAAAACGTAGGAAAAGGTGCAAAAGAAACTTTACGAAAAGCTGGATATACTAAACTCGGAGACAGACAAGTTATAGAGGGCAAAGGTTCTGGCAAGACAATATTTTCTGGGAATTTTGGGGATCTAACAGGTGAGTATGTGCCAATAGAAATAAAAAATGCTTTGACCACACCTGTTAGAAACACAAACATAGCAACAGAATTGCTGGCTATATCTTTGCAGGCCAAGGGTATATCTCAGATGGGTAAAACTGTCCTCAACCCGATAGGACAAATGCGTAACTTTTTATCAGGCACCTTTATGGTGGGTGCGAATGGTAACCTGCCACGAAATACGGAACTTGGAGAAGCTTTTGACGCAGTGTTCAAAAAGGCTTCAGCACTATCCGATGAAGAATCTGACAGATTCTTTTCTATGATTGGTGATCTTGGTCTTGTTGATGAGAACCTAGCCGTCAACGAAATGCAATTGCTGCTTCGAGAACAGTATGGAAGAGCTTCTGCAAAGTCTGCAACTAATTTAAATAGTCTGATAGAGAAAACTCCTGGAGTCAGAGGCTTACAAAAATTATATTCAGACACTGATACTTTTTGGAAGACAGTTGGATTTATCGGAGAGAAAGCAAAGTATGGAGCAGCATTTCGTAAGGCTGGTTTAGATCCCGACAATCTTGGTGATGTTTCTTCTGACCTTGTACAATCCGGTCTTGCACCTCGAACCTCGGAGCTTACTGGCAGACATGGTTTCTTGAATGTGTTCGCATCAGACATCGTTAAAGAAACAATGCCCATTTATTCACGGGTACCGGAGGTTATAAAATCTATTCGTAAGATACCCGTGGCTGGAAACTTTGTAGCGTTCCCGGCAGAGGTCATCCGTAACACTGCCAACATCGTGCAACGCGGGACCAGGGAACTTGGATTTAAAGCATCAGACGAATTAATCCAGAAGGTTGGAGAGCAAAATGCTAGAAGACTTGAGCGTGAGATAAGAGCTATTGGTGCTAATCGCCTGACGAGCTACATTGCATCGGCAGGTGTTATACCTGCCGCCGTTGCGAAAGCTAGTTACGCAGCAACGGGTGTGTCTGAAGAAGATGTTGAGGCTATGAAGCCTTTGATGCCGTATTTCATGGAAGGTCATTTGATCATGTCACTTGGCAAGCCAAAAAATGGTAAATGGGAACACGCTGATCTCAGCTACATGATGCCATATGATTTCGCTTTTACTCCAGCTAGAAGAGCCATGGAGATATACAAACAAAAAGGAGAGATAGGAGCAGGAGAAGCAGAGCAGATAACTGCATCGATGTGGGGCGCGTTTACTTCTTTCATGGATCCGTTTGCTGGCGAGTCTTTGATTGCAGAAAGAGTTCAGGATGCTTTGCCTCAAAATTACTTTGGACGAGGCGGCGAAACAGCTACTGGATCTCCGATATGGCAAGACAGTAATGACTTTGGAACAAAGCTTGGTAACAGCTTCACACATATACTTGGTGGCTTCACACCTACCTTTTTAGAACTGTTTGTCAAACCAACTGCTCGAGGGCTAGAAGCAGGTCGTGTGTCAAGCGCAGCCACTGGTGACCCAACAAGAACGGGCAGAGAATATAATATACATGAAGAAGCTTTCACTGCTGCAACTGGCATGAGAAAGCTAGTGTTAGATATTCCAAAGTCTCTTTCCTATAAAGGCTACCAGTTTACATCATTAAGATCACAGTCTCTTGGAGATTTTTCTAGGGTAGCAAAAGCTAATAATTCTACAAAAGAGGATGTAATCGCTGCGTATATATCTGCAAATGAAGATGCATTTCGAGCGCAAAGACAAATGTATGGTTTTATAAAAGCGGCTGAAGCGGCTGGTTTATCCATGCAACAAATTATAGTGGCGTTAAAACGTGATTCTAATTTAGGGTCAGAAGAATTAGGCTTTATAAGTCAAGGAATGTTTAGACCTGTGAGTTTAAGTGAAAAAGTTTTTCGTGATGTTTATATAGAAACAGCAATAAAAGGTGAGGCTAGGACAATATCAGAACTTCCTGCATCAGAACTCGCAGATATTTACAACAATTTTGCAGGTAGATCATTGGTTTCTGAAACAATTCAAGAAAGCACACAACAAGAACCAGATATACAACGACCAGATACACCCTTGTTTGGGGAACCTGTGTCACAGGCACCTACAATAGCACCGACCCAACAAGTTGCTGCTGCTGGCGCTCCTCCGTCCGCAGCGCAAGCGGGGGGTGCACCCCTTGGCACTCCCCGCACCTCTCCTCCAGATCCGAGTTTGTTGGGCGGCAATCCAATTGATGCGCTTAAAAATCTACAATTATTTCAAAGGTCACAACCATGAACAAAGATAAATTACGCGAAGAGATCGCGGAAGATGAAGGATGTAAGTACGAGATTTATCTCGACCACCTTGGCCTGCCAACGACAGGAATCGGTCATTTAATTACTGAATCAGATGAGGAGTACGGCAAGCCCGTTGGCACAGTCGTAGAACAGGAACGAGTCAAACAACTATTCACTTTGGACATGGCAGTGACCATCGATGAGTGCAAAGTATTGTACCCTGACTTCGATGACCTGCCCGAAGAATGTCAACACATCATTGCAAACATGATGTTCAACATGGGTAGACCCAGACTCAGCAAGTTCAAAGGCATGAAAGCCGGGGTCGATGCTCGTGATTGGAACGCCGCAGCCGACGAAATGGTGGACTCGAGGTGGTATACACAGGTTCCTAACCGTGCAAGGCGCTTAGTCGATAGAATGCGCGCCCTTGCAAGTGACTGAAAACACTAAATAAAAACATCGATTCTCGTGGACCTCGTGAACAATGGACGTACCATTATACCTTCAGGTCGCTGAGAATTGACGTTCTGGGTCATCAACAGGCTCACATCGGCCAGTTGGGATAACATATCTGTTGTCAATCTTGAGAATATCAGAAGACATCTCAACCACCCTGTCTGCACACTCTCTTGCGGTGATGTATGGTCCTCGAGTGTCTTCAACAATAGCACATTCCTGTTGCGCCATTGATACGCAGACAACTACCAACGCTTCAAACATCATCTCGAACCTCGCTTTCTGCCTTTTGAATCAGGCTTTCTACTTCATGCAGCTTACTAATAGCCTCGTCCACCAGACCGGACTCATACTTCAAGAACAGTTGAGTCACGGCCTGGACGGCCTGATCCACAGACAGCTTTGCCTCAGAGAAGTCGCTCATTTCTTCTTCGGTGGCCTGCCGCGTTTCTTGGCCTTTGGTGGACGACCGCGTTTCTTGGCAGGTGCTTTGCCGCCCTTCCAAGCTTCATTGATGGTTGGAGTCTTTTTATCATCTCCCATCAAACGTCCGTCTTTATCTCTTGCTCTCTCCGGTTTCTTGATAAGACACGGAAAGAACAAGTTCACAAACTTATCCCATAGATTCATCGTCTATCTCCTCAATAGTTTTATTCCATATAAATATGGGTGTCCTTTCTCCCACATAGGCACCCACCACGTTGTAATCAAAGTACTCAACAGCCTCCTCATCTGTCATACCCTGATCGATAAGAATTTGTATGCACTTGTCAGCATCGTATGCAACAAGGCTTGGATCACCACATCTTTCCGATATACCAATCACAGCTTCTTCAAACCCTACGGCTAATAATAAGCCCGAACTCATCCTACTTCTCCCCAGTTTTTGCCCAGTTCTGCATCAACCTCGAAGGGCACCTTTAAATCTGGCACACAAGTTGACATGATTTCAACAATCTTGTCCGATTGTTCTTGACTCTCGACACTGAAGCACAGCTCGTCATGCACTGTAAGCATGGGTGTCAGCCCCTCCGCATGACAATCTACCATCGCCTTCTTTGTCTGGTCGGCACTCGAACCTTGGATCAGTTTGTTCAGCGCCTTGTATGTGAAGGCACGACGTATCATACCCTTGCCGCCATACTCTTTGATTGCCTCCTCGAGCTTCATGGCCTTGTTGAATCCGAATGACCGTGGCTCCCACATATCAAACCTACACTTACGCCCCAGCCATGTGCGTATCGAACCGTTCTTCGATGCTGTATCTGCCGCCAGATCAGCTATGCCTTTTACAAATGGCACCCTCTCATGGTATTTGTCGAGCAGGCTCTTGGCCTCTGCCTCATCGATGTCCATCACACCAGCCAGCTTCTTACGTCCCATGCCATACATGATCCCCAGATTCACAGTCTTGGCTTCCTTGCGAGTAATGTCCGCCAGATCCGCAACCATCTGATGGAAGTCAGCATTGCCCTGATGATACATATCAATTACACTGTCTATCTGAGGGTGTCTGTGTACGCCTGTCAGTTGAGCACAGTAGTGTGCCAGCCACCGTGGCTCTTGTGATGCATAGTCGAAGCTGCCCCACTGTGTGCCCTCTTCAGGCAGGAACAAGCCACGGATCATAGACTTTATCTCTGGATCTCTGGCCGGAATCTGCTGTAGATTTGGGTGACTCGATGAGAATCTGCCAGTCACCGTGCCACCTTCATCAGAGCGAAGCGGATTGAAATCACAATGGATACGACCGTTACACGAATGTTCAAGTATTGTCTCAACAAAGGTCGTGTTGGCCTTGTTAAATTCACGCAATTTCACAATCTTCTTTGCGATAGGGTGCGTGTGATTGCTAAGAAACTGCTTTGTAAAGGAGGGGGCATCCGTGTTTTCTGTCCTATGGTATTTAAGACCAAGGGCATCGAACGCCTTTGCCACAGATGCAGCCGCCCACGGCTCGACCGTCACCCCGGTATCGGCCCGTATTTCTTCTAACAGTTTCTTT